AGGCATGAGCGACGTTGCCGAGCGCCAACAGTACACCTGCACCAGGTGCAACGGCACGGGGCGGTATTCATTCAGCCTTCAACACGGCACCACCTGCCTGGGCTGCAAAGGCACAGGCAAGCAGCTTACGCGGCCTGCCAAGCCATCGCCAAGGTGGGCAGTGTTTGGCCAGCACCGCGAGACAGGCGAATGGCTGCGGCTCTACAACGTGGTGGCCAGGTCAAAGACCGTGGCGATCAACAAAGCGCAGCTGATGTGGACCAACGGCAGCGCAGACTTCAAAAACACTTACACGCTGGCCACCGCGCGCGCAATGAAATGGACCGACATGGCCAGCATTGATGCGGTGACTTGGAAACAGGCAATTAAACAAAAGGAAAGCACATGAGCAACCAAATCACATTTACCGGCACAGCAGCCGCTTGGCGCACGAGCCGTTGGGTCACCATCGACGAGCTGGCTGAATTTGCGGCGCAAGGCGAAACAAACAAAGCCGCCTCAATTCTCTCTTACACCAGCAACGACATGTCCAACTGCGAAGGTTGGGTGCAAGTCGGCACAGCTCAGATCACCGTCACGCTCTTCGAACGTGACGCCATCGTCGCCAAGGAGGTCGAAGGCTTGAACACTCAACTCCAAAAAGTCCGCGCAGAAAACCAGCAGCGTGAAAACGCCATCCTCGACAGAATCAGCAAACTGCAAGCACTGGAGTGGACAGCATGAACAACACAAACACAGGCGGGCCAGCGTTTCCATTTGAATGCCAAGGGCCAACAACAGCACCAGAGATTTACTACGGCATGACCCTGCGCGACTACTTTGCGGCCAAGGCGATGGCATCCGTGATTGCCCGAGGTGACGACACAAACCGACCTGGCATGGCCGAATGGTCTTACGCAATGGCCGACGCCATGCTCGCCGCCAGGAGCAAAGCATGACCGGCGACACCTGGCAGACAAAAGACGGCCAGCGAGGCTTGGAAATTCGGCGCAACGACAAAGAGCTGTTGCTTGCGATCATTCGAGATGACTGGCCTTTCCCGGACTATCCGCAGTGGTTCAAAAAATCAGAGTGCAAGAAACTGCCAAGCCGATACCACGGCGGCGAAATTATTGAAGAGGAGGCGTTGTTATGAACGGGTTTTTAGTTGGCGTGGTGTGCGCCGTAGTGCTGGGCGCGGCGTTCGCGTTCGGCTGGGTGGCTAGCGCATCCACCATATCCTGGGAGTGTCGCAAGATCGGCGTGTTCCACGTCGGCGACAAAGTGTTCACCTGTGAGCCGAAGGAGTTGAAATGAAAGACTCTGATTACGCGTTCCTCATAGCCAACGTGTTCTTGGCTCAGTTTGTTGGCAAAGTTTGGGCAGCGATCCTCTGGGCTGTTCACACGGCCTTCTATGCAATCTTTCTTTACCTGGGGCGTTGACATGAGAGACACGATAGACATGGCCCGTGAGGTAAAGGCTACGGCCTACACAAACAGACACTATCCAGACCGCACGACTTACACATTCAATCCTGAACAACTTAAAGCCTTTGAAGCCCTTGTTCGTGCTGATGAGCGGAGCTTAGAGCGTGAGGCGTGTGCGAAGGTGTGTGAGGATATGCCCGCGGGTTTGTTCTCATGCGACATGAACGGGCGCACTGTTGATGGATATGTAGCCCAATGGAAAGTAGCTGAAGACATCCGAGCAAGAGGAGAAGCCAAATGAACCACATTGAAGCATTGAAGATGGCGCTGGAGGCGTTGGAAAAGCATGGCGTAGCACCAAAAGACTGGGCTTGCAAAGAATGCGCACCGTTCAGCGATATGTTGAAGGATGGCTTTCAGTGCAAATATCACGCAGCCATCGCTGCCATCAAGCAAGCCCTTGCAGCACTAGAACAGAAAGAACTTTGACATGAGAGACACGATAGACATGGCCCGTGAGGCTGGTTTGATTAAGACCGTGGATTGTTGCGGAGTGCCAGATAAATTCTGTGGGCAAGACGAGTGGAAAGGCAATCTCAAAGCCTTTGAAGCCCTTGTCCGTGCTGATGAGCGAGAGGCAAGAAGTATGCGGTGGGATGAGTTGATTGCAAAAGCTGTTGAGGCGGAGCGTGAGGCGTGTGCAAAAGTGTGCGAACAGTCGGCGCAAAACTATTACCCATCAATACCGGAGGCAAGCGGCGCTTGTACGCATCTTGCCACCGCCATCCGAGCAAGGAAAGACAAATGACCCCAACCAATAAGCTGCGCTTTGTGGAGCGCCAACACGGGTACAGGACAACCAACGGACAAGATGTAACGCCCAACATGGTCCGCATCCTCCAGCAATGGTGGGCACCATTCCGCACATTTTCGGATGGGTACGGTTACCAGACGGTGGAGCTCAACGGCGGCGAATGGCGCGACGTCCCCCTGGAGGTCGAAGCATGACCCCGCTTCCCTTCGACTACAGCCGCTGCCTGCCTGCCGTAATGTGCGACAAATGCAGAAACTGCCGCAGGTGGATGGATCATCCCGAGCAGGTCAATAACCCGCACCGGCAATCGTTTGTGGCCGTATCCAGCAGCCGCGATCCGGCGTGCGGTTATATGCCAATCAGCTTTTTGGAGGCCTCATGAAAGAAAAATGGTTGATGCCCGGATGCTCTGTTCCGGTGGATCCAGAAACAACAAAAGCTCTGATCGATGAGATCAAGCGGTTAATCGGTGTTGTCGGCGGCTTGGTATTAAAGCAAGGCCCGGACTACGAGCGCGGTTTCATAGATGGCATGCAAAAGCAGGCGCAGTCCAGTGTGGACCGGGCAATCAACGCATCGCTGGACCACATCGGAGACGCCATGGACGAGGTTGCCCACCGGTTTGCCCACCGGTTAGCGCTGGATCTCGAATGTGTCCTGGCCAGGTACGACGGGCCATGGTACGACGAGGCCTGGGACACGCTCAGCCAGTACCGAAGCGAGATGAACAAACTGCACGAACAGGTGAGCCCGACGTTTATGGGTGAGCCGCTGATGCGAGGTGATAAATGACTCACTGCCACGACTGCAACCGCCAGCGCCTGCCAGAAGGCGGCGTTCAGATGACCCCCAAGCGCTGGATTTGCGCCAAGTGCTGGAGCCTGTTTTTACAAGGCCGCCAGCCGGTCAAGGAGGCGGCATGAATACTTACCGAGGGCCCGCCAAGCCGATCCCAACAAAATCTGAGCGAGGTATTTTTATCGTGGAGTGTGTTGTATTTTTGCTGGGAATTGTTGTCGTGGGACTTGATGTTTTTGTTTTTCGAGCGAACATGTGAGTTTGTTTTTAACCACACGGAAGCTGAAAGGAGCGACCTATGAAACACACACCGGGACCGTGGTTTTACCGCCAAGGCGATGAGTGGTCACACAGCGTAGTCACACATCACGGTGAACTGCCAGACGGCTCGCCTAGCTATTGGACAGTTGCCAGCATCAACAAGCAGCGAGAGCCTGAGCATGTGGCCAATGCCGTCCTAATCGCCGCCGCGCCTGATCTGCTGGATGCCGCACAGCGCCTAGCAGCACGTGGATGGTTTGCGCCATCAACCTGCTCCGATACGGAAACCTCTCGGGACATGGAATCAATGCTATCCGCCATCGCCAAAGCAACGGGAGCGGAAGCATGAGCAAGCAACCAGAAGCCCTGCGCTTGGCGAATTACTTTGACTATCACGGATTTTTTGACAGCGACAAAAGCGCCGCCGCTGAATTGCGCCGCCTGCATCAGCATGAACTGGCTCTGATCGAATGGCTTGAAAAAACCCATTGGGTTCAGGTCGGAGCGCAACCTGGAGAACTTGGTCGGCACCGCGCCGATGTAATAAAGCAGCGTTTTGACCGCCTGCACGCCGCCAACATCGACTGCGTTGACCACTTCAATGCCATTAAGGCCGAGCGAGATGAACTGCTGGCCGTACTCAAGGAGCTGCAAGAGTCCGCCAGCTACTGGAGCGAGTACGACGTGCCAATTGGCATCGTTGACCGCATCAATACCGCCATCGCAAACGCAACAGGAGAACAGCCATGAACATCATGCTTGGAAATTTAACCGTAGATCAAATTGAAAAACGTGCCGGCGTCACGTTCAGCGAAGAATTAAAAGCATTGATGAATGCAACCCACCAGCCTTCAGCAACCAACATCAGAGAAGGCGAGTGGCACTGCTTTGATTTGCCTTTCAATCTAGTGGTTGGAGGCATGCCATTAGTCGTAAAAATACACGACCACCTAAAAGTTCACAGCAGTGATTTTTTGGAGCCATTACAGATTTCGCTGGCTGTCTCCAAGGAAACAAGGAGCAACGCATGACCACCATCCACAAAGCAACCTGGTTCACCAGCACCCGTGGTTTGGTGGGCATCGTTGAGGCCACGCAAGACGACGGAAAGCACGGCTACTGGATCGCGCCTTGCGACGGCTTCAACGAGGTGATCGACGCCAACCTGGTGGCCGCGCAAGGGGCCCGGCTGCCAAACGCTGTCGGGCGGGCTTTGTTTGGGCCCTTGGAGGTAAACCATGAATGACCAAGAACTGCTGAAGCTGGCTGCTAGGGCGGCAGGATTTGTTTCACCGCACAGCTACAGAGAAAAAACTAATTCGCTTCTTTGGTTATCTGAATCGGGATTCCCATCCACTTGGCGACCGATAGATGACAACGCGCAGGCGTTTGAGCTTGCAGTGAAGCTGGGCATCACGGTGTACCAGCGCCCAGGAAAAACACACTGCGAATGGCACACGGGAGAATTCACGGGCGAGATGAACACTCAACTGCATGAGGACGACCCATACGCCGCCACCCGTCGCGCCGTCGTCAGGGCGGCGGCCGAGATCGGGAAACAAATGGAGCTCAATCATGGAAACTCCTGAAGCATTGCGACTGGCCGGCCAGCTTGAGCTGATGGGGTATTGGGCCGCAGGAGACACGGTGCGCCGATTGCACGAAAAAAACCAAGACCTTTGCAAAGCGTTGCACAACATCAGCCTGGCTTCGCAGGACTCGGGCAGCACACGCGAAGGCATGGGCGTTTATGCGCGATCGGTTTTATTACAAACAAAGGAACAACATGACAACTGAAATCATCACCACCGCCAGCCAGGAAGAGTGGCTGGAGCTGCGCAAGAAGGATGTCACCAGCACCGAGTCTGCGGCGCTGTTTGGCATGTCCCCTTATCTCACGCATTTCGACCTCTGGCACCGCAAGCGCACGGGCATCGTGCCCGAGTTCAAGACCAACGACCGCATGGCATGGGGAAACCGCCTGGAGGCCGCGATTGCACACGGCATCGCAGAGGAGCAGGGCTGGGAGGTCAAACCCATGAAGGAATACCTGCGCGACCCGGAGCTGCGCATGGGCAGCTCGTTTGACTTCGTGATCACCAACATTGGCG